TTTCATTGCCTAACTCTCGTTGATCCGCACTTCCAGGTTCTGCAGTGTCAACGTCTGCGTCGCGCTCACGATCCGGTTGTCGCTCAAGTCCCAGTAGTAGAGGATCTGCCGGTTCGCCACCGTCGCCTCGTCGGTCGTCAACGCCGCGTAGCGTGCCCCCAGCCCGCTCGCCGGAATCGGCCCGCCGCTCGCCGTCCACACCACGTCCTTCACCTGGATCAGCCCGCGATCGTTCGCGTCGTCCTCGGTCAGCACGTCGAAGTCAGTCGCGCCCGGCGTCAATTGAAACCCGCCGCTCGTGTACTCGTTGCCGGCCGGAATCTCGCTCACGTCGCTCAGCGTGTTCGTGTCCGCCGTCGGCGCAGTCGTCGCCGCCAGCAGCGCCACGTAGAAATTCGTCGGCCTGGTCGCCGCCCGTAGCGCATAACTCAATACCAGATACTTGCCCCGATTCGTCCACCCGGCCATCGTCGCCTCCTCTTCGTTCCTTTCGTTCCTTGCGTTCCTTTCCCTATTCGTTGCCCTATCCGTTGCTTACTTCCGACAGAAAAGCGCCTGAAACGTCAACGAGCTGCTCGTATTGATCGTCCACTCCGCCCGCACGTAACGGTACACGCTGCCGCTCACCTCCACCCGCTGCGCCTCGACGGCCGTCGAAGCCGCAAAGGTGATCAGGTCTACGTACGTCACGTTATCCGTCGAATGGCAGAGCTTCACCGTCCCGCCTGTGCCGGTAACTGCGATTATCTGCAGATACCCTACCGCGCCAGCCGCGCTCGCCGCCCCGTTATCCAACGTCGAGCCGTTTCCCGTCGTCGTCCGCTGCGCCAGCGCATGGGCCACCAGACCCCGCTCGCGCCCCGTCCGGCTCTGCGCGGTCGCCGTGCTCTTCGCCAGCCCCGTCGCCGGCGTCGCCACGTTATACCCCGTCTCGTCGCTCAGTAAACCGTAGCCGGCGTTACCGAAGCCATCCCCCTGCGGCAGCCAGGTGAAAATCGTCCCGCCCGCCGCCCGCAGCGCCGCCGCCAACACCTGATCAACCGCGTTCGCGCCGCCGTCGAACAGCCCGTCCAGATTCAGCGTCGCATCGGCCAGCCCCGGCAGCGCCACCTTCGCCGTCTTGCCCAGCGTCGTCGCATCCTCGGCCGTCACCGTCGCCGCGCTCGCCACATTCTGCAAGTACGCCGTCAGATCGTACCCATTGGCCCACAACTTCGCCAACGTTCCATGCCCGAAACTCATCGCATCTTCTCCCTATCTCCCTCCCCTGTCGCAACGGCGACCACAGGAAGGGGTTGGGGTGGGGGTTCCTCCTCGATCCACCCCTCCGCCAACAGCCACGCCACGCTCGCCTGGGGCAAATCACTCACCACCTCCCCTGCCTCCGCGCGCCGCCCCGGCGGATAACTCAACCCCACCCGCGCCCGATAGGCCGCCGCCTGCGTTCCTTTCCCCATTCGTTGCCCTATCCGTTGCCTCATGCCGGCACGACCTCAATCTGATACAACCCGCCGAGGTGCTGATACACCCCTTCTTCGGTCAACTCGTCATACTCCACATCGCTAACTCGCCGCAGATAGACGTTGCGCCAATCATCCCCCTCGATACTGAGGGGATTGTCCTGCAACAGACCCCACAACAGTTCATCTGCTTGATGCGCCAGGGCGCCATTCGAATACCCACGGCCCACGAACTTCACCTGGTAGACCAACGTCCAGCCAGCTAGCTCACTTTGCGTAAACTCAGGTATACCGCTTTGACGAGCGTAGATCACACAGGGGAATGTACCGTTCGGGGGCGCCAGGCGGCGATAGGCCGGATAGCTCACACCATCAGCCAGACGCTCATAGAGCGCCTCTTCGACCAGGTGCACCACATTCATGCCGTCTCCAACACTTTAGCGATAGCCGCCGCATGGGCGTCCCGTTCAGCCGTCGCGGCCGGCTCCATGAATGGCCGGGCGGCCATCCGGCTGCTGCCGAACTCCAGGATCACCGCCGTCTGCAGATTGCTGAAGACGATCCCCTCGGTCGGCCCCACCATCTCGCTGCGCACCGAATTGACCAACGCGCCCGTATCAATCGCCGGCGCCTCGCCCGGCGCGCTCGCCCGATGAAACTTGTAACCGATGACCTGGCCTTTGTCCGCCTTGCGCCGTGAGCGGATCGCCCCCCGCCGATACGTCCGGCCGTGCTTCGCGCCGCTCATGCTCGCCTTAGCCCGCGCCTCGATCCGGTGGATCGTCGCATTCACCACCGCGCCCACCCTGGGTTGGAGCGCCGCCGTGATCTGCGGCAAGCGGTTGAAGACGGTCTGACAACCGCTCATTCAGGGACTTCATAACGGGCGCCAAGCCGCCGTTGCCGCGCTGCATATTGCTGCGCGCCCAACAGCCGTTCCAGATAGGCGATCAGCGCATCCGCGATGCGCAACCCCAGCAATGCGACCGCTTCCCGGCCGCCGGGCGTCAACAGCGCCAGGGCCAGGCCCAACAGCGCCACGGCCCTCGCCGCATACAAAGCCGCTTGAGCGAAGGTTATCGTCATGGCAACACCTCACTGGCTACCACTCGCCGCGCCGTCTCGAAACTGCCGGGCGCCAACACGCCCACCACCACAAACGTGCGACTGCCCACACGCACCTGATCGCTGCGACGCACATCTGTTCCCGCTGGCAGCGTGATCGCCCACGCCTGTACACCCACCACCTGTTCGGCCAACAGGCGCGCCTGGGGCGACCCGCCCGCTGGCGCCACCCGACAGGCGACCGCATTGCCAACCTGGTACGGCGTGCCCGGTAACGCGCCGCCCGCCGCGCCCGCGGCGACATCCTCCCGCCAGATCGTCGCGCTGTCTGGCAAGGCCGCCGTCGCACACGTTCGCATGGCTCCCAGCTCAGTCGGCGTCAACATTCTCGCCGCTCCGCTCCTGCCACACCCGGATCGGCCCCACCACGACCGCGCTGGTCACGATCCGCCGGGCATACATCTGCGCCTGCGCCTGGCAGTGGGCCACCGCCTGGCTACGCTGAAACGCCGCGCCATCGGCGCTGAAATCGAAGTGACTGGCCGCCAGCTTCGCCGCCTTCCACCGCCAGCCCTCGGCCGCGCCCCGGTTCAGATCCCATGTCGGCGTCCAATCCGCGTCGCTCGGCGCCAGCCCTAGGCTATCCACCAGCGCGCTCATACTCAGCAGCGCCTGCAGCTCCTGCGCATCCAGGCCCGGCTCAGTATCCGCGCCAGTCAGCAACATCAGCCGCGCTAATGCCTGGTCACGCGTCATCGTGTCACCAACTACACCCTGATGTATTCGATGTATGCGTTGCCTACCATGCCCGCGGTGGTCGCGCTGGCCGTGATCACCAGGTAATAGCCCGTCAGCCACTTGACCGCACTCTTGCCGTTCGTGCCCTGGTTTTCGATGTTGTCATACGTGCCGGCCGTCGCCACCGACAACCCGTCGATCAGGGTGTCGTTGGAATTTGCGCCATCATCGTCAACGCCAGCGTCCACCGTCGCCGCGCCAGACGATGCTGTCGTGATGTCGAGCACCAGCCGGGTGATGATCAGATCCGCCGCTTCGGGATTCTGCAACTTCAACACGCCGCCGGCTGTCGTGCCGGTAGCCGCCGTCAACGCGATCTTGTACGCGCCATTCAGTTCAGCCATGTCTGATCTCCTTTGCGACCTCAGCCTCAGCCTGACCTACGGCACCAACGCCGCAAACGCACACCGGCTCGCCGCGGTCCCCTGCATCCGGTTGATCGGATTCGGCAACGCGAAGCCCAACCGCATCACTGCACGCAGCGCCACCATGTCCTGCTGGAACAGGTTGTAGACGATGTTGCCGCTGCCGTCCTGGATCACCGCTTCCCGTGCGATGGTATAGGTGATGTCCTGACGCATGGCGTAGACCAGTTGCGTCCAGTCGCCCGCCAGCAACAGCAACGAGGCCGCCGCGATCGCCCCGTTGGTGGGGAACTCGCACGGCGCGCCGTCGAGCAGATAGCGCCCCGGCTCTTGCATGGAGGGCACGAACATCGGCGCGCCAGCCGCTATCATCGTCGTGCCGCTGTAGACCTTCTCGCGCAGCCCGCGCAGCCGGCTCTTCATCACCATCGCCGCAATGTTGCCGCTCACCAGGAAGCCGTCCGCCTCGACCAGGTGATAGACCCCGTTCTCGCCCAGCACCATGTCGAAGACATCCTGCCCGGCCGCCAACTGCGTCGAGTAGTCCACCGTCTGGCTGGCCGCGGTGCAGCGCGCCAACAGCCCGGCCGCGCCCAGGTTGGTCGTCCAGGTCGAGGGGATGTTCGTCCCGTGGATCACCGCCTGATCCACCGCCAGCCCGAACGCCTCCTCGAGCTGTGGGCGCACCTCGCCCCAGATGTCGTAGGCCGCATCGTCAATCACCGC